TTATGATCTAACACACGCCAGTACCCCCAGTCACGTTCTGTCTTTTGTGTTTTCCATTCGTCTAGTATCCAACTACTGCTGTTGGCTTTGTTCTCACCGCCAATACCGAACGCAAATTCAATTTGAGGATGATCGCCGTATGTAGCATATTCAGGTGTAGTTGTGTTTGTTCTATCGCCACCGTTAGCAAATATAATTGTACCAGTGTTAGTTGACATAGTATGGAAAATTGCTTGACACGCACTGTTGTCGTTATCATCAAATCCGATAACTTTATCTACAACAGACAATTCTTTAATAATTGCACAACGTTCTTTAAATGTCATAAAAGGCCTACCCTTTTTACGAGTAAGCCATTCGTCACTATTAATACCTACTATAAGGTAATCACCTAATTTTTTTGCTGCTTTAAAATATTCTATGTGTCCTGAGTGTATAGGATCAAAGCCGCCTGTTACTAATACTACTTTTTGCATACTGGTATTTATGTACGTAGTTAATCACTACCAGCCAAAAATGTAATCTTTTCTTACATTTGTTATTTCTTTAGCGCCTAATTCTTTTAAAAAATTACCTGCACAGTATTCAGTGTCCTTGTGTTGTTCACACACAATAATAGGTTTATATTTGGTAATAGTTTCTACAGCACCCTGAATAACTTGCAGTTCGTGTCTTTCACAATCAATTTTTAGTAATCCAAATTTAGGCAAATCTAAGTTATCCATGCGTTTAATATCAATTGAACCTGTACCAACTTCGCTTACAAAGCTATTTCCAGTATTAACACTATCAAAAATCATTTGTACTTTGCTATCAATATTACCTAGCGCATATCGGTGTACGTCAACAGGTAATCCATATACATTGCGCTCTAAACAACTATACACTTGTTTAAGAGGTTCAAATGCTATTACACGTTTAAACTTTTCAGTGAGTGGTTTTGCCCATAACCCAACATTAGCACCAACATCAATAGCAATATCAAAATCTGTAACATACTTGTATGCTTCGTCTCTAACATCGTCTTGATATTCTGGAGGCCCGCCATTCCGTATACGTTTTGTGATTAACCTTTCAAAATGATTGTCACTATCAGGCAAAAAATAATTATATACTTGTTTCATTTTTTAATAACACTATATACTTTTTAACGTATACAGGTCCTCCCTTTTTAACTTTGTTCCAACCTTCTGTTATATTTTTAGAAATAATTTTCCAGTTAGGACATAGTGATGTTATTTTATTTTCCCACCATTCAGGCTCTTCAATTATTAAATGTGCATTGCGTCCATCGCTTAGTGATTTTTTTGCTGGATGGCATGCAATTAAATGGTATTGGTATTTTGTACCTCGTTGAAATAAATCTATTATTGTACTGTCAATTAAATTTGGTTCTACATGCTCAAGTACATCACTTGAATAAACTAAGTCAATTTGTTTAGGTAATTCTATTGGAAATGTTACGGGGTCATATGTATACAAATTTATATTAGGATATGATTCTTTTATAGCATTACTAGTATTACCTTTGCCTGCGCCAAAGTCTAACATACTAGTCACTTCGTTTGTCTCAAATAATGTTGATACAAGTTTTGGAATGCCTGATGCTCTTCCAAAGGATTTAATATTATGTAATTTTTTTAATTCTTCTAAGTATTCTTTACTGTGTGCCATTATAAACTTGCGTCCTCCATGCCAGCAACTCTGAGCTTTACAACATTAGTTATTTGCCATTGCTTCTGGTCAAGGGCTTTTAGCACGCCTAACCATTTGTTGCGCATGAGTGCAAACTCGTTAATAATCTTTTCGTAATCAACAACGTCTGCCTCACCGTCTACGTATTTTTCAACGTCACGGCTTGACAGAGCTCGTTGATAGTTTTCAAGATACTTCTTAAAAAATGAGCTACGCAGTCTACGTAGCTCAATATTTAGATAGTTGAGTATAGCTTCTATCTCTTGTAATTGGTTAAAGCGATGCTCTACGATACCCGGCATTTCTGCTGCCGCCCGTTCAACATTACCTTTCAGTTTACATTCGTTACGAGCTTGTAGCAACTCGTTTTCAAAGTATTGTATTGCTGAGGGGATTTTTGAAATATCTCTAGAAACTTCACTATACCAACCCATCAATTAATCCCATTCATCTTCTTCGTCGTCATATGTTTCATAATCTTCAACGTCTAAGTAATAGTTAATTGCTTGATCTAAATGTGCTTCTGTACCAAGACACTCAGTAAGTGTTTCATCACTTACTCCATAATCTGCTAACAAATCAACATATTTTTCAGCAGCCATGTCTATATGTTTTTTGTCTAGAAACTCTTTCATTGTAGACCATACGTCAGAAATTATACTTTCATCCATTTGTTTAGTTACTCCTCGATCATAACTTCGTCATCAATGTCGATAACTTCGTCAGCGGTATTTACCACAGGCGTAGTTTTTTCAGCATATTCCGACATAATTAAATCGAGTTTATCGCCTTGCATCCATGCTTTACGATAGTCAAGATGTTCTTCACCAGTTAAGTCAACATACTTGAGTCTATTGCCTTGTTTTACTAACAAACCTTTTTTCTCAAATAATTCAATAAGACCACTGTAAGGATTCATACCTGTTTCATATGGAATCTTTACTTGTACACCTTCGAACGGTTTTGCATAACGAGTTTTCATTACTTTACAACCTGCTCTAATACCACGTACTTCTGAAATCTTATTACCAGCTTCGTCTTCTTTAAGTTTCATTTTCTTCATTGCAACAACAATTGATGATGCATAAACAAAGCCTTGTCCACCACTAATCTTGTCATCTGGATCAAACATATCTTGTGATGCATATGTATGGTTAGTACATACTAGACCTACATTAAGTGAACCAATCATGTTAACTGTGTTACGAACAAGTGCGGTCAATTGCTTAGGCTTACGACCCATATCACCTTTCATATCACCCTTACTAAACTGATCTACGTCTGTAGGTGTTAGTAACATACCCAAACTATCAACTACAAACAATACTTTAGGACGGTCTTCTGCATCCATTGCCTTGTAGTCTGCTACAAATGTTGATATAGTTTTTGCTACATCATCAATCATACTCATGTTTAGTTTAAGTAGTTTGTCTTCTGATGTGTCTACATCTAATGCTTGTAGCCACGATTCATCAAGTGCGTTCTCTGAGTCAATTAGTACTACAAAGATGCCTTGATCTTGTGCGTGTTTTACAATATTACCTGAGCAGAAATAACTCTTACCTGCTCCTGATTCGCCTGCAAACACAGTAACCTTACCAAGCGGAACGCCTTTGTGAAAGTCGCCGCTAATAAGATAGTTAAGTGCATATGAGCCTGTTGAGATCCAATCAGTAGGATCATTGAAGCCGCTACTCATGCCTGAGATACTTTTAGTCAAGTCCTTACGGAACTTACTGACATCAAATGATTTAGCCATAGTGTCTCCTTGTTAAGCCAAAGTGTAGGGGATTTCTCCCCTACATAATTTTATTACTGAGATTGTCTTGCACGAATCATTGCAAGAATGTCATTTGCATCACCTGTTGTAGCTTCTGCTGCTGGTGCTGCTGCTGGTGCTGCTGCCGGAGCAGGTTCTTGCCAACCTGTATCAGTTGTAGTTTCTGCTACTGGTGCAGCTGGAGCAGGAGTAGGTGTTGCTGCTGGAGCACTTTGACTTACCGCAGTTGCTTGTGGACTTGCTGTTACGTTAGGATCGCCTGTACGTGCTTGCATGCCTGCTGGACGGAAGTACTGTGACCAACGATCTGCATCGTATGCTTCACCGTCTACTGACGCTTCAAACATTTCCTGCATCACTTTTACTTCAATCTCACCTGGCTTTTTAGGTAAGAAGTCATTTAGATTAAACAAGCCGTGTGTATTAACAGCATTCATTTCAACATCACCTAATGGACGCTCTCTACGAGCCCAGTTAGATGTTGAATAGTCTGCATAACCGCCTTTTGAAGTTTTGTTAAGACGGAAGTCTACACCAGCAGTATAGTCTGTTGGCAACTCTTCCATGTCTGGATCCATAAGCGCCTGCTTAATGATCTGGAAGATTTGTGGACCAATAATAAAGCGTCTGATTGGATTCTCAGGTGCTTCGTCATCAGTTAGTGGATTGTCAGTTACAAACCCTTGGAATACGTATGAACGCTTTTTCCAATATTTACGACCCATATCTTCTAGTGAAGGGTCCTTAAACCAGCCACGTACTTCTTGTAGAATCGAACAGCCATCGCCATACATTTCCATACAAGGTACTTGTACTTGCACAGGCTTACTACCTGTATCACCTTTAATACCTGCAAATGGAAGTTTGATCATCAAACGCTCTACCCAGAAAAATGTGTTATCTGGGTTTCCGTCTGGAAGGAATCGTAGTGTTGCACTACTACCTTCTGTCATATTCCAAAATGGGTAAATTGGGTTTGGACCTTGTGGTCCTCGATTGCCGCCTTGGCCGGCTTCTTGTTCTTTGAGCTTCGCTCGGATTTCTGCTAATGTTGCCATAGTTATGCCTCCTTGTAAAATTGCCTATGTGCTTGTGCCTTATTTGTTTGTAGCACTATATATACTATACATGCTACAAACGGTTTTGTCAAGTGTTTTTTTAATTAAATTCCTGCTAACGCAAAAATGTCGTTTTGTTCGTTGTTCATACGTTCGTGCTGTACAAATGTACTGTGAACTTTTTCAATAAACGCATGAGCAGGTCGAACGTACTCATCCCCATAATCTTTTTCAACCATTGTTAGTATAGCTGTTTCGCCTTTGGGAAATGATCCGGTTTCTCTATCATAATATGATAGGATAAATTCGCCTAGTGGTGTTTTTGGCTTTTCAGCAGCCATCTGCTGTTGAGGTGCTGCATCTTGTTGTGGCGGACATTCGTCCATCTCTGCATTACAGTTGCAGCCTTCACAATCTGGTGGACAATCGCAATCTTCTGCTTTAGTATCACTTCCGCAACACTTGTCAGAGCAGTGTGTGTCTCTTTCTGCTTCGTTTGCTTCACTGAACTGACCCATAAGTCCTTCCATTGTATCTTCTAGTTCTATGTCTTCTTTAGTTTTTTTATTTTTTTCTGCTTTGCTATACTTGTCTTTTAGTGCGCCTAGTTCTTGTTGACTTGCGCCATCGCGGCCTGCTTGTGCTGCTTTGACCATGTATTCTTTACCGTGCTTCTTAACACCAGTATGGTACTGTAAACCTGACTCATCTACCGACTTGTCTTTTTTCGCCCGTTCCTTTGCCTCTGCATCTGCTTTTGCATTGCCTGCTTTTTTCATTGCTTCAATGCCGTTGCTTGCTTCGTCAATTAAATCTTCTGGGCCTAATTCTTGTGCTTTTGTTGCTTCACTTACTAGTTTGTAAATGTACGGAAATACGTCTGATAGTTCTTCATTAAATAATTTAATAGTTAATTGATCGGTCCAGTTTTCTGCAACGTCTGCAGGAACTTCTTCCATTACTACTGATTCAAAGTTTGCGATTGCCTCTGCGTAATGTGCAGGTTTTTGAAGAGACTCAATTGTTTTCTTTACGTCTTTCATACGACCTTTTACAGCATCCATATACGGTTCTAGCCCTTCTGCCATTACAGCTGATCGTCCCATATATGTTTTAAACTTACGTAACTTTGCCATTTCTTCTGATAAACCAGTTATATGTTTGCCAAAATCGTCATATGCATTACCACCTTCAGCAACATGTCTAGCCATTGCTCTTGCTGCACTTAGATGTTTAAATGGATATTTAAATCTTTCTCCATCAGCACTTTCAATATATATAGAACTAATTTGCTTTGTTCTTCCAGTTGCTGATTCTTGGTTAATAGGAGCATTATGCTTAATTACTAAACGTGCTCCGTCTACATTTTGATAACTAGTTCTACTAGTACCATATAACTTTGATTCGGTCATTTGATCTTCTCCGGCATTTTTGGCTAGAAACTTATAATCTCTTTTTTGTAAATTACTTTTAGTAATATCACGAGTGTCAAAATTTAGTAAACGTTTTTTTGCAAACTGTCTTAGTTCTCTTAAAAAGTTATACCAGTCACTCAGTTCTTCTTCATTCTCTCCAGCAAGTATATCAGCACCGTGCATGACTACAAGGCCGTCTTCAGCATTTAAACTAAGACTTACTTTGCCCTTGCTTTTATAGTCAAACTCTATAAAACGTGCTTCGCTAGGATTATTAGTAATCATGCCTTCTTCAGTGCCAATAGTGACACTAGGAAAACGTCCTCTAATCTTTGCAAATAATTCTTCACTTATTTTATTTAGGTTCTGCATAATGTATTTATCAATAGTTCGTACTAATGAAGATTGGCATTGGTGGATCGTAATCTTCTATTTCCTCAGCTTGAGTAAATGAATTATATATTCTCGGATCCCAATCTTTAAGTACTGCCATCATCCTTATTGCTAATAATGTTGCACTAATAAGATCGTCTGTTTGTCCTAATTTTGCTTGATAACTAGATCCTGTTGCAACATAATTTTTTAATTCTGATATAAAAGGTTTACTGTGTACAACCATTTTATCATTTTCTATCATAGTTTTTAGTCTACTACAGGCAGTAATTTTAGTGCCGTGAGTAGTGTTAAAGCCTTTACGGAATTTACGTACATGTCCTTTGCGGATAGGTTCACTGACAAATAGTCCTGGAATATTTTCTTCACCAAAGTCGTTTATAACGATTAGTGCAGCCTCGCCTATGCCATTGTTCTCCACGCTCCAGTAAATTCCGTTTGCATTACTAGTTTCTTGAACAAGGTAATTACATATGTCTGATAACACACGTATCTGTCCAGGTATAGCAGTAGTGTTATGTTGCCATTCTGCAACTTGTTCATAACTAGGTAATTCAAATACTTGTATAGCAGCGTTATCGCCGCCGGTGCCCATTGACGGATCGAGTGCTACTGCATATGTAAATTCTGGACTAGGTTTTTTATACCAACGTGTTTGCCCCATATTCACAAGCGGTTTATTACCTTCCATTACTGCAAGTTTAATACTATTAATTAGTGTCTCGTCAAAAACTAAGAATTCACAACCGTACTCACGTCTGAACTTTTCTTCACCGATTCGCCCTAGCTCTTCTTCTTTCCATTTTTCGTCTCTATCTGGATGTTCCCACCAATCAGACCGGAAGCTATGAAACCCATTACGACCTACCTCTTGCTCATTACCATGTTCGTCAAACTTATCTTCTGCTTGTTTCCAAATAGTAGCAAACGTATCTTCGTCTGAGTTTGGTGTGCTAGTAATAATAGCTCTACCACCTGTTGCTAGTGTAGGTGATATTGATGTCCAAAATTCTTCTGCAATGTTAGGCATAACAAATGCAAACTCGTCACAGTATAGTAATGAAATTGACATACCACGTCCTGTGTTGCCTGTTGTTGTTTGACTAACTATTCGACTTCCATTTTCAAACTCAATCGAACCTTTGTTGTATGAGGTAACACCTGCTCTAATATGATCAGGACAACTTTCATAAACAAATCGTATACGAGACATAATTTCTTGAGCACCTGTATACTTGTGCGCTGCAATTAGCACAGTTTGATCAGGTACAAACATAGCATACCATGCTAGATATATACTAGCACATGTAGTTTTGCCTGTTTGTCTAGGCATCATATTAATGTTAAAGCGATAGCTATGATAACTTGACATTAGTCCAAGCTGATATTCAAATGGTTTGTATAATAACTTACCTTTTACAGGATGTTGGATATAAGCAAAGTGTTCTGCAAAATACAAATAGCCCGTGTCTGGATCCATACAGGCTTGTAAATCCTGTATTTGAGCTTCAGTAAATGTTTCTTTTTTATTCGCCTTTTTAATTAAGACGCCATCTAAACTTGTTGACATAGTGTATTTACTCAAAAGAATAGCGCCCTTAGGCGCTATTGAGTACTCTGGGGGGTTTAATCACACTTGCATGAACCTGGTTCGCCACGCTTCTTACCAGCAACTTTTGTACAGCCTTTCCAACACTTGTCGTAAATCGCACTGTTACCATGTTTTTTGCCTTCTGGTAAATTTGCTAATTCTTTCTTTTCGGAAGCAGTTAACATTGCATTACCGCACTCGTTACATGTTCCTTCTTTCATTTCATTTAAAGCATCCCATAATCTTGCTTTAATTCCATCTTCAAGCGCCATTGGATTATCTCCGTCTGCTGCTTTTTTGTAGGCTTTCTTTTCGCGGTTTAAGCCACCTGACAAATCTTTTGTCATTGTTTGTGTATCTGCATACTCTTCGTCTGGCTCGTTTGCGTAATCTTCTAATGCTTCTTCTTCTGATTCTGCTCTGTTTACAATACTGGAAAAGTTTTCCATATCTGTACGCATATCATTTGCGCCTTTTAATGGCATTGGAGGCATCTCAGGCATATCGTCTGGGCCTACACTATGTGCATGTTCTGCACCTGCTGCACCTTTGACAATATCTAATAGTCTTCCAACTTCATCTGCACTATCTGCATTCATTGAAATATTCATAGAAGCCATTTCTTTAAGTTCTTTTTTTTGTGAATCAATAGTATCAATTGATTCTAATAATTTTTTCATGTCCATAGTTAGCTCCCTACAACACTTTTAGTGTTTTCTGTTTCAGTGATATCTGCTGATTCACCTGCTGCTACGCCGTCTATTGGACTATGTTCGTTGTCTTTGCGAGCAGTTTCTAATTCTTTTAATAGATCCATTACACGATTGCCGCCAACTGATTCTTGTGCGCTTTCTCCGCCCATGTCATCCTTGCCTAGCATTGCTTCGTATGGTGTATCTTCTTTCTTTTCTTGATATTCTTCAGCCATATCATTAGGATTACGTACAATAATATGCGTTTGAGGACAACCACAACACTTGCCGATATATTCCTGCATAACTTGAGATGTAGTTGGATAGTTTACTTCCACTTCAAAATATGTAACTTCCATATTTTCTAGTTGTGGAAAATCTAACGGGCGTTCTTGTATAGGTGTCTTTTTACCTGTAGACAAGTTTGATAAATTATATTTTTCTAAACATGTTTCTAACATATCTACAAAATTTTCAGGTAAGTCACCTGCTACTCCTATCTTAAATGGATAGGTTTTTTTAGATTCTGTTAAAAATTCAGTAAACGATTTCATTGTTTAATTCCTAATGCTATATGTTATTTATCTTTATCTATGCCTTTGATACGTTCTAAGAGACTGTTTCTATCTGTAACAACATAGCCTTCTCCATTTACAATATCGCCGTCTCCGGGTCCTGTATCTCT